CTGTAACTCAAAATGTTAAAAAAACAACATATAGTAGTGCTGAAGCAAAAGGTAAAAGTTTTGCTGGTAAAACAACTGTAAACACTGATGGTTCAGTTACCGTAACTAATGAAGGTGAAATGACTGAAAAGGCTGAATCTAAACAACAACAAAAATTTATGGGTTTAGCTTTGTCAGTTAAACGAGGTGACACACCTAAAGGTGATGTAACTAAAAAAGTTAAAGAGACAGCAAAAAAAATGTCTGAAAAAGATTTAGAAGATTTCGCATCTACAAAACATAAAGGTTTACCTAAAAAAGTTAAAAAAGAAGAAACTAAAGAAGAATTCGGATTTGGTAATTACACTGAAAAATTACTATCTGCTGCCGCTGGTGCAACTAAAAAGAATTTAGGTCAAATAAGTCCTAGTGTATCTATTGGTGAATCTAAAGAAGCTATTATAGAAAGAAAAATTATTCAATTGGTTGAGAAACACCTTACACCAAAAATGACTAAACAAGACTTCTTAAATTTAGTTAAAGAACAAGGAACTAAAGAAGCACCTGTTAAAACTCCAGTTAAGACACCAACAAAACCAAAAAAAGATAATCCTTATCAACCAAAACATAAACCAGCTCCTAAAGCTGAAGTTAAAGAACAAGGAACTAAAGAAGCTCCAGTTAAAACACCGGTTAAAACTCCTACAAGACCAAAACCGTTTAACCCTTACCAACCAAAGCATAAACCAGCTCCTAAAGCTCAAAATAAAGATTTACCTGAATGGTTATCTTTCAAATCATTAGGTCTTAATTTAAAATAATAGTTATGAGTTTAAATTCTAAAATAGAACAAATATTAAAAGCGAAAACTAAACTTGAAACTAAATTAATTCAAGAAGGTTTAACTAAAAAAGAACATAGTGTTTTGAATGAAATTAATTCTACTATGAAAGAACAGATAGAATACGAAGGTCCTGAAAGAATGGAACCGGGTATTGAGAGAAAGATTACCTCAAAAGGAACTCCGTTTGCTGGACATCCTGCAATTCCTGAAGGTGATAAAGATTTCATTGAAACTATTTCATCTAAAAGGTTTAAAGATTCTGTAGCTAAAGTTAGAAGATTTTTAGGTGATACAACACCTATACAAGGTCGTAATCCAATGATGGGATTAATGTCTATGGTTATGAGAGGTTTGCAACAAACTGCTGCTATAGAATCTCAAAATAAGGAAACTCTTGAGAATTTAGCTGTTGAGTTAGTTAAAAAAGAATTAGGAATCCCTGAAGGTTCATTACAATTTGACGCTCAATTAATACATAGGTCTATGGGGTCAGCTGAAGGTATGAGAGCTCAACCTGAAGAACCTAGTGAAGAAGAAGTTAAAGATGCTTTCGCTAAAGGTGAAGAACACCAAGAAGAGTTAGAGGATTTTGCTGACGAATTTGAAAAATTCAATTTAGAGAAAGCAAAGAGAAGACTTATTAACTCATTAATACAAGGTGCCGCTTTTAAAGGTGGTCATATGTATGTTTTACTTAATGATGAGTTAAATGCTATTAACCCTAACTTAATGAATTTATATGGTGTTAATCAATCATTAATGGAACACTTATATTGGTTATACCCAGATATGGAACAAATGGTAAGTTCTGGTGGTGGTCAAATGGGACAATCAGAAGTTGATAATGAAACAGACCCACCTACAGTTGTTGCTCGTGCAGCCACTTTCCCTTTATTAGTTCATGAATTAGTTAAAGGTGTTTATGAAGTATTTGGAACTCACGGATTACCGGATGACCCAAGACAAGCTGAAATGGTTATGGGAGCTGAAGATACTTTACCCGCAGAAATTTGGGATTCTAGATTAGGACCTATCTTTTGGGAAAAATTTACAGATGCTTATCCTGATAAATTATTTGATGAGGATAAAAAATATTTACAACATTATCTTTTCGTTAGATTCTCAAGACTTAATGCCGCTGAATTTATGAAAATCACAAAATTAATCTTAAAAGGTGACCCACAAGGAAGTGAATTTATTGATAGAATGGTTACTGAAATCATTGAGGATTTGAAAAAAGAAGAATATGAAGATAAAGATAATGATGATTACGATGATGATGACTTAGATGATATTGATTTATCTGCTCTTGGTTTCTAAAAAATTAAAATTACATTATGGCAAACCTAACAAAAGAACAAGTATTAATTGAATATGTTAAATGTCATAAAGATATTGAATACGCGTTAAGAACTTATTTACAAACATACGATAATACAGTATCAAAATACGTTCCTTTAGAATTATATCCAGACCAGTTATCCTTACTTCAGGATTATGAGGATTATAATGAAAATATTGCATTGAAATACAGACAAGCGGGGGTATCAACAGTTACCGCCGCTTGGGCTTCAATGAAACTATCCTTCGCAAAAAAAACAAAACCTGAAAAAGTACTTATTATTGCCAACAAATTAGATACATCTTTAGAGATGGCTAATAAAATTAGAGCGTTCGTTGCTCAATGGCCTAGTTGGGTGGGTATTGACTTTTCAGTAGAAAAAAATTCACAAAAACATTATAAATTAAACAATGGTAGCGAGGTTAAAGCCGTAGCAACATCCAAGGATGCACTGCGTGGTTTTACCCCCACTATACTTGTATTTGACGAGGCTGCGTTTATTGACGCCGACAGTGACTTTTGGGCTGCGTGTATGGCGTCCCTTTCTACTGGGGGTAAAGTAATAGTTGTTTCAACTCCCAATGGATTTGACCCTATTTATTACGAAATATACGACCAAGCATTACGAGGAATGAATGACTTTAAGATATCAGAGATGTTTTGGTATCGTGACCCTCGTTATACTAAAGATTTATATTTGGTTAAAACTCATGATGCGATTCATTATCTTTTAAATAAAGAGGAGTATAATAAAAATGAGATTATTAGTTGGGCACATATACCAGCAGACCAAAGGGATTATGTGGAATTAAAATCAATGATGGATAATGGTTATAAACCATGTTCAAGTTGGTTTGAGAGTATGGTTAAGAAATTAAAATATGATAAACGAAAAGTATCACAAGAGTTAGAATGTAACTTTTTAGGTTCTGGAGATAACGTATTTGATTCTAACTTAATGCAGAACATTCACGAGAATATGATAACTAATCCCCCAAATAAAATGATGGCTAACTCATTATGGATTTGGAAAGAACCGGTTATTGGTCACAAATACATTATGGGTGTGGATGTCAGTCGTGGAGATAGTGAGGATTTTAGTTCTTTTCAGATAATTGATTTTGATGAAAGAGAACAAGTTGCGGAATATGTTGGTAAAGTCCCCCCTGATGTTATGGCGGAGATTGCGTATAAGTGGGCTAATATGTATTCTGCTTATGTGGTTATAGATATTACTGGGGGTATGGGTGTCTCAACTGCGAGAAAGATGCAGGAGATGGGTTATAAGGATTTATATATTGATGGTGTTGATACCACTAATAAATGGGCTTACAATCCTAAATCAGCAGAAAAAATCCCTGGAATTAATTTTAACAATAAAAGGGTTCAGATTATTGCGTCATACGAAGAAGTGTTGCGTCATAAGTTCAGAATATATAGTTCAAGACTATATAATGAAATGAATTCCTTTATATATATTAATGGTCGTCCTGACCACCAAAGAGGTCACCATGACGATTTAATTATGTCAATCGCAATGGCAACATATGTTGCGGAATCATCATTTAGTAATTTAACTAAAGTTACTGAACATACAAAAGCGATGATTGATTCATGGTCAGTTAATAACAATACTGATATGAATAAAACTTTAGATTTTAATCCGGTATTACCTAATTACAATAACAACCCAAATCAATATGGAGCTGGTCAAGTTGCCAAAGATGATTATTCCAAATACGGGTGGTTATTCGGTGGTATGAGATAAAAACAATTTCTATTCCATATAAGTAACTATTTATATGGATAGAAATTTATTTATATTAAGAATATGGAAAATAATCAAAATAATCAAAACGATTTAACGGTTTGGCAGAGGTTATCTAGAGCCTTTGGGCCTAATTCATTATTGAATCAGGATTATCCAACTTATAAGTTAGATAAAAAAGAATTGTTAAAAACAACTTCTAAAGCTGAATATGAGAAGGAAAAATTACAAGCTCAACAAACTTATTACTTAGGTAATCAATGGACTAAAATTGAGAGTAACTTATATACTCAAGCGGTTTATTATGAACCAACCAGGTTAGCATCATTTTATGATTACGAAAGTATGGAATATACCCCGGAGATATCTGCGGCGTTAGACATCTATGGTGAAGAATCAACAACTGTTGACCAAAACGGTTATATGTTACAAGTATATTCTGAATCAAAACGTATCAAATCAATCTTAACGGATTTATTCAACAACGCTTTAGATATTAACACAAATTTACCTATGTGGACAAGAAATACTTGTAAATATGGGGATAATTTTGTTTATCTAAAATTAGATGGTGAAAAAGGTATTGTTGGTGCAATGCAGTTACCAAATATTGAAATAGAACGATTAGAAAGAGGTATGGCTGCTAAATCTGCTAACGTGGAGGAATTACCTGAAAATAGAGGATTAAGGTTCAAGTGGAAATCTAAAGATATGGAATTCAACACTTGGGAGATTGCTCACTTTAGATTATTAGGTGATGACAGAAAACTACCTTACGGTACTTCTATGTTAGAGAAAGCAAGAAGAATTTGGAAACAATTATTACTATCTGAAGATGCGATGTTAATTTATAGAACATCAAGAGCACCTGAGAGAAGGGTATTTAAAGTTTTCGTTGGTAATATGGACGATAAAGATGTTGAACCATATGTACAACGTGTTGCGAATAAATTCAAAAGAAGTCAAGTTGTTGATTCAAGTTCAGGAAATGTTGATATGAGATTTAATCAAATGGCTGTTGACCAAGATTATTTTATCCCTGTTCGTGACCAAGCCGCAGCTTCACCTATTGAGACTTTAGCTGGTGCTCAAAACTTATCAGAAATTGCGGATATTGAGTATATCCAAAAGAAATTATTAACAGCTCTTAGAGTTCCTAAAGCGTTTTTAGGTTTTGAAGAAACTGTTGGTGGTGGTAAAGATTTATCTTTAATGGATATTCGTTTCGCAAGAACAATTAATAGAATACAAAAATGTATGATTGCTGAATTAAACAAAATCGCAATTATTCATTTATTCTTATTAGGTTTTGAGGATGAGTTATCTAATTTCACATTAGGATTAACTAACCCATCAAGTCAAGCGGATTTATTGAAAATGGATATATTCAAGGAAAAATTGTTAGCTTATAAAGATGCTGTAGCACCTATTGAAGGTATTGCTCCGGTATCTGTATCTTGGGCTAAAAAACATATCCTAGGGTTTTCTGATGAAGAAATCAAACTTGATTTACAACAACAACGTATTGAGAAAGCCGCAGGTGCTGAATTAACTAATACCGCAACAGTTATTACTCATACAGGTATCTTTGACAATATTGATAAGTTATATGGTAATAAACCTGGAGCTCCACAAGCTGCCGGTGCTACACCACCAGCAGAACCTGGTAGTGAATCAGGTGGAGGAGATTTTGGTGCGTTAGGTGGAGCCCCTGAGATGGGTGGTGAAGAATTAGGTGGGGGAATACCTCCAGGTCCTGAGGTAGGTGGTGAAGCTGGAGTAACACCAGAATCATTTAAGAAAACCAACCATAACATTTTATTAGAAAATGAAGGGTTATTTAATGACGATTCTTACATCAATTTATCTAAAGGTGAAAATTATTTGGGAGAAATTGAACACCAATTGGATAAACTTCTGAATGATTAGATATTTATATATAAAAACGTAAAATGATAAAGTTCGGTATATTAAAATCAAAAGTAGAAAATGTGTTATTAGAATCATATAAAAATGATACATTCAAAACAGAAATACAAAATTTTAAAAAATTAGTATTAGAAAATAAAAACATTAATAAAATGTTTTATCTTTACGATGATTTATCATCTGATAAAGGATTAAACGAATCTGTCATTAATGATTATATTAATGAATGTATTACAATTTATGAAAATACTATCAATAAAATTAAACAATCCGATATTGATAATATCAAGAAATGGGTTGGTAATACCAAAGCAGAAAATATTTACGAAAGTATAGATAACTTATTCTCAACAGATATTTTAACAATTGAGTCAAGAATTAATTCTAAAAAACTTATTTCTGAATCATTAAAAAAACAACCAAAAAAAGTTCAGGAAACTGTTAATGTATCATTAACTTCTATGGTTAATATCGCTAATAAAACTATCAATAATTATATTGAGAATTTAGAAGAAAACGATAAAAAAGAATTGACTACTTTATTATCTACTAGTGATGAAGAATTAAAAACTTCTTACGAAACTATTAAAGAAAATGTTATTAGTAAATTAACACAAATGAAACTTAATGAATCTGATTCAACAACTAAAGAGACTATTAACGAAACTATCTCTAAGGTAAGTTCAGAAAAATACGACAAATTAACTTATTTTAAACTTAAAAGTTTAAACGAAAATTTATAAATCAACCTATAAGTTGATAATCAAACCCCTCCGATAACGAGGGGTTTTTTATTACCCATAACTTTTTTTGACTAATGACATATTTTCACTTACTTTTTTATAAAATAAACTAAAAATATATACATTAATGAAAAAAGGAAAAACATCACAGATTGATGGATTTGATAATGCAAAGATAATCTATGGGACGGTGGATTCCGTTAATTTAAAATCAATTTATTTAAACATTCAGACCTGGGTAGAACCTATAATAGAATTAGAAGATTGGAATAGAGTTGTATTAAACCTAAGTAGAGATGTTAAACATTCTATTTATGAAACTATGAATCAAGAAGTTTTCAACAATACATTTATTGTTGATTTAGATTTGAGGTCAAGTGGATTATCCCAATTAAAAAAATCATTTATGAATTTAGAAATTAATTTTTATTTAAACCAAGAAAATTTGGAATTTAAAGACGATAGTATTAAAAATACATTACATAAAATAACCTCGGAAATCTTCAATAGAAATTTTAATAAGAATAAATATTTCAATTTTTATTTAACTAAAACTACTAAAATCTATGATGATGAGGTAGAATTACAAAGTTCTTAATATTTATTAAGAAAAACCTTTGTTATGAGTAATATAGAAGTTAACAAAACTAATGTCCTAAATAAAAAATTAATCCTTATTGAATACGATGCGGGTTATATTTCACCAAATGATGAACATAATTCAAAAATAATTAGAGAGTCTAAAGATATGTTAGATTACTCAAAACCTTTTGAGTTTTATGCAGTATTACAAAAATATGATACACCTAATAGAAATGGTAGAGTATACCCTAAAAGACTATTAGAAAGAGAAGCTCAGAATTATAGAAAAATGATTGAGAAAGGAACTGCGTTATCAGAATTAAACCATCCTGAATCATCATTAATTGACTTAGATAGAGTATCACATTTAATTACTGATGTATGGTGGGAAGGTCCTGCGTTAATTGGTAAAATAAAACTATTAACAACACCAGGTTACCACGAAAGAGGTATCGTATCATCTAAAGGTGATTTGGCAGCCAATTATTTAAGACAAGGTGTTACTTTAGGTATCTCATCAAGAGGTGTAGGTTCACTTAAAAAAGTGGGTGAACAAAATGAAGTTCAAGATGATTTTGAATTAATTTGTTTTGACTTAGTATCATCACCATCAACACCGGGTGCTTATCTTTATCAAAACGAAGGTGATAGACATAAGTATGATGAAAATCTTGAAGAAGATAGAAAAATTAATGTTGACAGACAAATTGGTTCAAATGGAAATAAATCACTTGACTTAATGAAAAAA